CACCTGAGAAGAAAGTTATTGGGTTAACTTTGACCTCGTGCATACTATCTCTCACTGACTCCGTAACAGATATTGTTTGGAATTCACCACTCGCCGTGTCTAAGTAACCAACTGCTGTGGCATTGTCCACCACACCTCTTCTCGTGCCCGCTGGTGCGAACCATGGGAAAGCGATGTTGTCATTGTTGGCCAGCGTCCTCATCATCATGTGTGAGGCTGGTACAACGATCGATTTGCCTGTGTTGTCTGTGGTCAGACCCGACGGGTAGAACACTCCCAGGTAATCACTTGAGCTGACAAGTCCATCCTCACCATTGTCTAGTGCTGACGCAGTGTTGTTTGCCCAGTTCTGTATCGCTGTAGATGTGCCCACTAGTCTTAATGGTGTGTCACCTACCACGAATGCAGTGTTGTTCCTGTCTGTGTTCAGGTTGATCATGTTCTGTATCACTTCTGGATATCCAGGACAGGCGATCACGTTGAATCCTCTCTGGTCTTCTCTTATCGCTTGGTTGGTGTCTATCTCAGATTTCAACTGCTCAACGATGACCTGTCTCTGTGCCTTCCTTCCGAAAGTGCCAGAACCGTCCGCGTTGTTGCTGGACTTGGTTACCCATCTGTCTGGGTAGTAGGTGCTGACAGACTCGTTGTTGTATCTTATGTTACCTAGTCCTGCTGAATTTTGTCCAGGATACTTGGTTGTTGTGATGTAACTGTTCTTGTATTCCTTGACGTTGTAACCAGAACGTCTAGTGTTCCATAACAAGATACCCTGTGGGTAGTTGTTTGGGTTCGGGGCGTCTGGATCTAGGAAGTTGTCACTCAACAGGTCCTTGATCGATGACGGTGTTCCCGCCGCTGTTGATGTTCCTGCCGCTTTGTCTGTTGAAGTGTGCCATCTAGCGTCAGCGAACACGATACCATCTTCCGTGGTCTGGTCTGCTTTGTCAACTAGCACCCATGCCGCGCCTGTTGTGGTCACTGCCACTTGGTTGGCTGTGTTGCTCGAGCTCAGTGTCGCCAATGTGTCATACTTGTAAAGTTTTGGATAGTTCTCGAGATCGCTGGTGTCAATCCAAAGGTCACCGTCCTTTAAAGTAGTTCCGTCTGATTGTTGGGTTGGTGCCGTTGCGCTGAACAAAGGTCCATTTGGATCCGTCTGGTCTGATGCTGAAGCACTGTAGTATGGCGACGTACTGTCTAAGTATGAAACCCATGTTGTGCCGTTGTGTATCATGATGTCCGCAACGTCTGAGTTGGTGTCATACCAAAGTGTGCCGTCTGCTGGTTCATTGGTAGGAGCACTCACTGATGCCGTGTAGCTCAATCTCTTCCAGTTGGTTGCTATCAGTTCATTTGGTGTTGTTGAATCTTCTGATTCGCTATCTCCAACCGGTGCCGCATAAAGATTTGCGACCAGTGTGGTATCAGTTGAATCAAACCCACCATAGGTGTGTGCGGTCGATGTGCTGAATCCAGCATCTGCTAGAGGTGTCCCGTTGGTGTTGTCCGGATCAGCCGATGTGGCTCCGTCATTGAATCGGATCTCACCGCCCAGTGCGTGTGTGATCTGGATTGCTCCTGAAGTCAATTTAGCGGCACTCACATTCGTTAAACCCGCGCCATTAACGTCGGCTACGAAGTCGTCTGCTGTGGTTCCGCTCATTGTTATCTGTACCGGTGAACTCAATGCCTCTTGGTTCTTGATCGATTCTTGAATGGTGAATGATTCCGTGGCTGTGAATGATGGTGATGTGTCCAAACTTGTTATTGTCGTGATACCGCCCTCATATCTGAACAGTTGTAGATCTCCCAAATTTCCTGTTTGATCTTGTTGGAACGTTCCATCGAAAGGAGATATCGCATGCTCCGTGATGTTGTATTGTGCGTACAATGTTCCAACCGTCAGGTTCGCTCCACCACCCGCGGCATCTAGGTTGTAGATCGCTGAATGGTTGGTTGCGTAAAGCGGGCTGGCTACTGTTGAGAATGCCGCGTTCCCGGCATTGTAAAGTTTAGTAACAATATTGGCCCCTGAGTTGGCAGATGTAGTCTTGAACCAAACTGAACCGTTTGGTCTGTTCTCATTCGCTGTCTTCCAGGTAGGTCTGTTGGTGTGTTTGTCCTGTAGGAATTTAGCTCCTAACTTACGACCTGATGTGATCCCTAGTTCTGCTAATAAACCAGATCCTTCATCAAAGTAGATTGAATTTTCCGATGCAGAGTCACCTAGCGTTCCTCCATTGTGGAATATCTCTAGGTTGCCTGTTGTGCTGTTAATACTCGCAGACACGTTTGGAACGTTTGATCCGATCGCAGTTGCCACGTCTGTCAATGTTGTACCACCTGATGTAATAGTTACACCGTTCATTACCATTGTCTTGGTTGTGACTGCAGTCCCTGATGCCACAGTTACTACTGGGTGTGATAGGTGCCATGCGCTTGATCCAACCTGTACCCAAGCGTTGCTCGAGTTCTTGTAGTAGATCTTGTTAGAAACGTGTGTGGTGTTGATCGCGTACTGTCCGATGGTTCCGATTGCGGGTTTTGGATCACCAGTGCTCACCGCGCCAACTAGGTCACTTGTTGAAGTGATCAGTATCGGAGTAATTGTTGTGAATGCTTGGTTAGTCGCAGACCATTCGAATATACCATACGTGCTTGATGCAAGGTCAAACCAGTATGTGCCATCTGTTGGTGCCGCTGTCGGAGCCGATGCGCTTCCGATCAATCCGTTGGTGTCAACGTTGGCTCTTAAAACGTAGGCTCTGTTGGCCACTCCTAGGAAACTGTATGCGGCCTGTAGACCCCATTCGTTCAATTCATAACCGTGTAATGAATTTCCTGAAGCGTCAGTGTAGAATTTTGGATCTCCAAAAGTCTCTGTCAATTCTCTCTGTGATGAGATAAGGTAAGCAGTGTTGGCGTTCGCGGTCGTTGTTCCTGCCGCAGTTCCGTCTCCCGCTCCGTTGGTCTTATCCTGTGATGATGCTACTATGAATAGTGGTGTTGTACCCGCATCTGATGGTACGTAGAAACTCTCGTTTATTACTGAAACTTCTACTCCTGGTGATGTTAAAGCCATTTTTCGTATTCTCCTTGCAAGTTACGTGTATACTAGAGTTATTTATTAGATCATATGGTTTTTACGACAGAATTTACCATTTTCCAGGTACCTATATAGGCGACGTAAATATGCGTATGGACAAGAGTCTTAGACCGTTGTGTAAGCAGTGCAAGAGCCGACCAAGGGCGTATGCCTACAGGCGTGGCGACAGGATCTACTGGCGAAGTATGTGTGACGCCTGCAACAGGAAACGAGCGGGCAAACGTGTGGGAGGGATCACGGCGTTACAGCGCTCTGGCTACAAGAAAAAGAAGAAGTGTGAGGTTTGCGGATTCAAAGCCCAGGATAACGCACAACTGGACGTGTTGTTCGTGGACGGGAATCTGCGTAATACATCAGTGGGTAATCTAAAAACTGTTTGTGCCAATTGCCAGCGGTTGCAGGGGATCCGTCGTTTGGGTTGGAGGATTGGTGATCTTGTTGCCGACGACTAGGTCATCCACTTTCTTGTATAGGTCTTCCTTGGTGCCATCATTGTCTATGACATGATCGAAGTTCCATCCCATCCAGTCCCACTCTGATTTGTGGGCACCTTTGTCCTGCATCTGTTCTCGTGTGGGCAATTCACCCCTCTTGACCAGTATGATCTGACCTTTGTTCTCTTTGATTGTCTTCAATTCGTTTTGGAATCTCGTGTCTGATATCACGGTTGGTCGGCCATCATATCTTGACAGGCAACTGTCAATCCAGATCGCATCGTGCATGTGCTGTCTCATAACCTCCGTGCCGAAGTGTTGTAGCACCCATCTCGGTGTCACTGTCTTGCCAAACTTCTTTGACCAGAACTCGTCGGGCTGTTCCCTCCATTGCCTGCTGTCGTCACCGTTGCCTTCCAACATCTCGCGATCCCAGTTGAACATGGCGCTGACAGCATCCTTCAGACTCTTGGCGAAAGAATCCCTGCGGAATCCATGTTTCTCTTCCAGTCTTTTCGATACAGTGTCTTTACCAGAACCTATCAATCCTACCACTCCTATCAGCATAGGATTATTATACTATTTTTTCAGTCGTTTTTCAATCTCTTTGATTGCTTTTCTCACGGATCTCAGTATGGATGCCCTCAGGGTTTTCTTTCGTGCTTTCAAAGCCTTTATGCTCATCGTTTCCAATTCCTCTACCAACTTTTCCAGTTCGTCGAGCGTGAGGTCAGAGTAATTCTTGTAATTGGATTTTTTCATCAACACTATTTAGATGTGATCTGATTGGAATTAACCAATAACAAAACTGTGTGGTGTGCCACCTTCTTGGAAGTTGCCTATCTCTTGGTCAAGTCTCTCCATCTCGGCATTTCCCTCGTTCTTGAGTGCGTCACCGTTCAGTGTGGTTCCACCCTGTGGGCCCGCTATGGTGTTGAACTTGCCTCTGGCCTCGCCCAGCATGACCTTGCACACGGCCAAGGTGTAGTCCCTGATCCATGGTTTGGCGTAGATGTCTTTGAATAAGGTTATGTCCGGTCTGTAGTTGTCGGTGTGCATCAGCACGGTCTCGTTGTCCGCCCGTGGTCTCTGTGTTATGGTCAGTTTCTTCGTGGCCACGTCAAAGTGGAACTGTATGAAACTGCCGAACATTTTTCCGACTAATTCTTGGTAACTTGCGAAGGCATAGTAGGTTGCCAGACCGCCCGTGGCACCCGCCCTCAGCAGGTAGGTGTTGGTGTAGGCCAGGTTGAACGGTTCGAACAGTGTTCCCCCTTCTCCACCTTCTGTTCTCGAACCTTCTGTTCTCCTGTTGAGATTCCTGACATTGATAACTTCGTCGGGTAAAATATAACTGTTTTGATTTTTCTTTAATTCTAGGAAAGCGTATGATTCCTCAACAGCGTTAGACGATCGTTGTCTGTATCTGTTGGTGGCCCTTTCCAGTGCCGTTTGGTAGTGTTTTGGGTCCAATTCCACATCGATCATGCCCTCACCGAGGTTGTTCTTCACATAATCAAATATTTGCTGTTGTCCTGTTTGAAGTTCTGACATAGTCGTATTTATTGGTTTGAGCTACACAATAAATATGTATGATATGCCTAGACTGTCAATTTTCAAGCCTGAAAAGGGAAATGATTACAAGTTCTTTGACCGCAACATCAAGGAGATGTTCACGGTGGGAGGAACGGACCTACACTTCCACAAATACCTAGGACCCTATGATCAGGGCGACACCAACAAGGATGGACCCGCTTCGCCCAGCCAACCTAGGGTAACAGGTTCAGATCTAAATGAGACCACTATACAGGATTTGTTGTTTTTAGAGAATCGAGATAGGAAATATGCGGATGATGTTTATGTGGTACGTGGCATCTACAACGTACAGGACGCAGACTTTAACCTATCACAGTTTGGAATGTTCCTACAGAATGACACATTATTCCTGACAGTTCATCTGAACGACATAGTAGAGAGGATTGGTAGGAAACCCATGGCGGGAGATGTCATAGAGTTCCCACACATGAAGGAAGATTATTCATTGGACGAATCCATACCCATAGCACTGAAGAGATACTACGTGGTGGAAGACGTCAACAGGGCCGCGGAAGGATTCTCACAGACATGGTGGCCACATCTACTGAGACTGAAGATGAAGACCTTGGTGGATTCACAGGAATTCAAGGACATAATTGGTGATGCCACAACAGCGGGATCCGTGGCCAGTTACATGAGCACTTACAACAGAGAGAAGACCATCAACGATCAGATTGTTGCCCAAGCGGAACAGGATGCTCCCAAGTCGGGATTCAACTACAAACAATATTATGTTGCCCCAATCGATGAGCGTGGCAATATTAGGACAGAGAATGTCAACACAGAGGCCCAGAGGGCCAGCAGTGACAACACTGTCAACGCCGTGATAGATACTCCGGCCAGTTCTCACTATGGCTTCTATTTAGATGGTGACGTAAAATTAAATGACGACAATACGGTAGACGGTGTGCCTAATGGAAATCCAGCGGGATTTGGCAGTTCTTTTCCAACATCGGGTGTGGACAAGGGTGACTTCTTCTTGAGGGTAGATTACTTACCTAATAGGCTGTTCCGTTATGACGGCACCAGATGGGTCAAAATTGAAGATTCCGTCAGGATAACTACAACCAACAACGATTCGAGGGCCAACTACAAGACCAGTTTCGTCAACAACTCTACCAGCTCAACGATAAACGGACTTACAGTTGAACAGAGACAGGCGTTGACGGATGCGTTGAAACCAAAGGCTGACAATTAAAGATGTTGCATTTTTATGAAGGACAGGTAAGGAAGTTCTTAACACAGTTCATCAGGATACTGAGCAATTTTTCCGTGGAGACGGGCAAGGGCGCAGATGGTTCTGTGCAGTTGAGGGCAGTGCCTGTGACTTACGGAGATCCCACAAGACAGGTGGCCAACATCATCAGGAACAATTCAGAGAATGCCTTACAGTACGCACCAAGGATAGCCTGTTACGTTAGGGAGTTG